TTTCAATTATCCAAAACATGGGTCAAGAGAAAAAATTAGAAGATATGATGATGAAGAAACATTTGAAGATCTTTTCACCGAGTCTAAAGTAGATAAAATCATTTCAAACTATTTCGCAGTTGACAAAAATGAAAAATTAATAAAAGAACAAAAACAACAACAAACTTTAAGAAAAATAAACGAAAAAGAAGTTTATAGATTATCAGAAACTATAAAACAAGAAAGATCTTCTTTGAAGTTTATGGAAAATAATCCTAAAGCAATTTTAGTTGGTGCTACCGTTAAGAAAAATTTAGTATTTAAAGACGGTATTAATGAATTTAGAATAACAACAAACGGAGAAGTTATATGAATAATTTAATTTACATAAATGGTATGGGTCCCAATTATAAGGGAGACAATCTTTATGAATTTATATTTTCAGACACTTTAGAGGTTTGGGGTGAAAATTGGGAATCAAAACCAGCAAATGGTTACCCACTTCCTCCCGATGTTGAATATATTAAACGAGTTGGGGTTTTAACTAACGGAGAGATAACATTGGAGTTGGTACAAGACTCTGATGTTTTTTCAGTTATAGACTCAATGGATGGTGTGTTAGCGTTAGGGTGGGAAAAAGAGAATAACAATGTTGATTTCTCAATCGTCAAAAGATTAGTATTTAAATTTGGGGATTCAGAACAAGACGTAAAAGATAAACTATATGAACGAGATATCGTTCTTGAATTCGAAAAAAAAGTGGTATATGAAAGCTAAAGATCACGTTTTAAATTTATTATCTCACGGGTTTAAATTTGACACCGTTGCAAGATTAAATGAATCACAGGTAAGAGTACTATCTGAGAAAATTTCTAAAGAGGAAAATAAAGAACAAGTTACCGAAGTCCCAAATAATAAAACTTATAAAGTTGGACCTAAGGGTGGTCAAATTGGTAACCTAAGTATTAGTCAAGACCCATCAACTAAAGAAGTTATGGTTCAAACAAAAAGTCAAATGGAAGAAGATGCAACATTAGATGTTGTTAACGATCCTGATGCCACAGAAGATGGTATGGGAATTTTTGAGAAATTTGAATCAAAATCACAACAAAGATTGTTTTATTCAAGATGTGGTAATGGTAAAACAAAAACAGAAAAAAAATGGTGTAAATGGGCAAAAGAATTTTCTAAAGAAACTAACTATGAAACAACACCTGAGAAAAAAGAAAAAAATGAGTCTGATGAGAAATTTTTAGAAGAAAGTATTATAAGATTAATTGAAAAAAATATTAGCCCTAGAATGAGTAAAGGTGATTTAATTCGTACTATTAACGAAAAATCACAAGAATCATCTATGATATTGAAAAACCCATTAAAAAATACTATGTTTTCACATGAATCAGGAATTGAAATGAAACGTATGAAAAAACCGACAATGGGAATGCCAGTTATGGGAACAATGGAAGAAAATACCAAAGAAAAAGAAAGAACAAAAGAAAGAACAAAAGAAAAAGGTAAAGAAAAGGATAATCCATTTAAGAATCCTAACCCCGGAACAAAAGAGAAACCAAGAGGTTATAGAAAAAATATGGAAGAAAATACTAAAGAAAAAGAGGCTCCTGTAAAAGAACCTGGTATTAAAACTCCACCAAAAAGAAGAGACAATCCATTTAAGAATCCTAACCCAGGAACAAAAGAAGCTCCAAGAGGTCAAAGAAAAACTAAGGATGAAATGAAAAAAGATTTTATCGGATTAATTAAACAGGCTTTAACTAAATAAAAATGAAAGAAAAATATATACAACGTATAATTAATAAGGTCATTAACGAAGCACCTGTTGATTATGGTGATTACCCTGAAAGAATGCATCCAAGAACTCAAAGTAATATTGAGGATCCTGAGAAAAATTTATATGGTAAAAATAAGGCCTTTAGAGGTGGAACCTCTGATGTGGAAAAAATGACATCAAAACGATTTAAGGATATTGTGGATTACGTTAAACGTTATTACGGTATTGTTGATGATCAAGGTAGACCTAACAAAACTATTAATATCACTGACCCAAGAATTAAATACGGAATTCAAGTGGAGCAATCTAGATCAGTGGGTGAGGCAATGAGAATTGAAGCGAATAAAAAAGATGAATTAAAAGATTTAGCTTTAGAAATTTCGGCCAAAGAAGAAGGGTGGTTACCATATAGTAAAACTTTAGAGGATGCAATAGATGAGGATTTAATTGAAAAAGTAGAATCAAGAGGTGCGGGCACAAAATACAAATTTGAATTTATTAATGTTGAAGTATACTTGAACGAAAAAAGAATTAACCCTAATCAGTTCCAAATGGAAAAAGAGGAAGAACCTGAGTTTGAACTTCCAGATAATTTTTCTTTTGACGTTGACGAATTAACTCCACAAGAAGAATTCCAACTTGAGGTTGAAAAACGAAATGTTATTAATGCGATTATTCAAGGTAAAGGTAAAAAAGGTCAATTCGCATTCCAAGCATATAAAGATAGATTAGATGAGATCGACCCTCGTTTGTACCCACTGTATAATAAAATTATGTCGGCAAATGATTTAATGTATTTTACTGAAGAAGATTTAATTGATCAAATGGGAGGAAACGCTGCTGGTTCATCAGGTGTTGATGAAGATGGTGAAGATGAGGATAAAGACTTAGTTATTGCAAATGGGGTTATATTTCCTATTTTGTTACATGAGTTAGTTAAAGGATTTGCCGCAATCCCAACAAGAGAACAATGGAGAGATATGGAACCAGGAAAGGCTCAAGATGTAATGGGACAAACAGATGTATTCTCAAACGAAAAGATGCAATTTAGAGTAGGGGGTGAATTAATTACAAAATTAAGATTCCTTTTACCTGATGACTTAACTGTAAATGTTGAAAATAGAGATCTACTACCATTCTTTGAAAGATTACTTTACGCAGTTCCTGCTGAAGAATTCTTAAAAGAAATTATGGCAAATGTGGTTTCTGAAGATCCAAGAGATAATGAAAAAGTTAAAAGAAAATTCAACGAACTTTTAGTTAAAGCAAAAGAAGATTATAAAAAATATAAAGGTGATGATGACGATGAAGATTATGAAGATGAAGATGATGATATCTTATCTAAATTAGGATTCTAATACAATCACAAAATACTTTAAACCCCCTTTTATGAAAATAACTGGGGGTTTTGATATTTATATAAAAAGAATTTTATGGGATTAACTAAAGAACAAGTAATGTTGGAATATGTGAAGTGTATGAAAGATACCCCATACGCATTAAAAACATATCTACAAACATACGATAACACAGTTTCAAAATATGTCCCATTGGAGTTATTTCCCGATCAGATATCATTACTAAAAGATTATGAAGATTATGAGGAAAATATCGCATTAAAGTATCGTCAGGCGGGTGTATCAACGGTAACAGGTGCATGGATCTCAAAGAGATTAGTCTTTGCGAAGAAAACACAACCTGAGAAAATTCTTATTATCGCCAACAAATTGGATACGTCTATGGAGATGGCTAATAAAATACGAGCCTTTGTGGATCAATGGCCAAGTTGGGTTGGTGCAGGATTCTCTAACGATAAAAATTCACAAAAACATTATAAATTAACAAATGGGTCTGAGGTAAAAGCGGTAGCAACATCAAAAGATGCCTTGCGTGGTTTTACACCTACAATCCTTGTATTTGATGAGGCGGCGTTTATCGAAGCGGACAGTGATTTTTGGGCGGCTTGTATGGCGTCCTTATCCACAGGGGGTAAGGTAATTGTGGTTTCAACACCAAATGGTTATGATCCGATTTATTATGAAATATATGATCAGGCATTAAAGGGAATGAATAACTTCAAAATCTCTGAGATGTTTTGGTACCGAGATCCAAGATATTCAAAAGATTTATATTTGGTCCCAACTGAGGATTTAGTAAAATATCTTTTAAATAAAGAAGAACATGATGATAGTAAACATATATCATTCGCAGATATTGACCCATACCATAGGGATTATGACGAACTAGATTCGTATTTCAAAAAGGGATACAAACCTTGTTCTACTTGGTATGAGAAAATGGTTAAGAAACTTAAATACGATAAAAGAAAAATTAACCAAGAGTTAAATTGTGAGTTTTTAGGTTCAGGAGATAATGTATTTGAGAATAACCAATTAGAATATATTAAAAATAATACCCTTATGGATCCAACAGGTAAATTAATGGGTAATTCATTATGGATGTGGAAAGAACCAGTACCTGAACATAAATACATTATGGGTGTAGACGTTTCTCGTGGAGATAGTGAAGACTTTTCATCTATTCAGATCATTGATTTTGATGAAAGAGAACAAGTATTCGAGTATGTTGGAAAAATACCTCCCGATGCACTTGCTGAGATTGCGTATAAATGGGGGATGATGTATAATGCGTTTGTTGTGGTCGATATAACAGGTGGTATGGGTATTACAACCGTTAGAAAACTACAAGAACTTGGATATAAAAATTTATACGTTGAGGGTGTTGATCAAACAAGTATTTGGTCTTACAATGCAAAGGCCGCAGAAAAAATACCTGGTTTAAATTTTAATAACAAACGTGTACAGATTATTGCGGCATTTGAAGAATATGTAAGACATAAATTTAAAATACGTAGTGTAAGGTTATATAATGAAATGAATACCTTTATTTACATTAATGGTAGACCTGATCACCAACGAGGACAACATGATGACCTTATCATGGGTATCTCAATGGCAATTTATGTTGCCGAATCATCTTTTACTAAATTAGAAAAAGTTGTTGAGAGAACAAAAATAATGTTAGAATCTTGGACGGTAGTTAATGATAATACGGCTAGACAACAAACTCATTTTGATCCCGTTATTCCGAATAATAACGTAAGAAATGATAGATGGTCAAGAGATGCCGGTGCATCCAAAGACGATTATGTCAAATATAATTGGTTATTCGGTAATAGATAATATTTATAGATATGGGACTTACATCAAGAAAAAAATCGGGTAATATAATTGGGGGATCAAGACTTGTTGTCACTGGTCAACCTATTTATAGTGTGAAAGTAAGTGATCCGTCATTTAATAGTAAGGGGGATAAAAGTAATGGTCAACAAACTAATAGTGGATCTAAAAAGTAAAATTAGTGAAATGTTTAGTATTGACAAAAAATTATTAAATTTTTAATATGGAACAAAATAATAATAACAATAATACAAACGATTTAACGATATGGCAGAGGTTATCAAAAACCTTTGGTCCTAATTCGTTAATGGGGATGGATTATCCTACGTATAAAATGGACAAACAAGTCCTTCTTAAAACTACGGATAAAAGGGAATTTGAAAAAGAAAAATTACAACTTCAACAGACCGTATTCTTAAGTAACCAATGGGCGAAGATTGAAAACAATCTTTATACTCAGGCAATTTATTATGAACCAAATAGAATTGCATCATTTTATGATTATGAATCAATGGAGTATACTCCTGAGATATCAACGGCATTAGACATTTATTCTGAAGAATCAACCACACCTAATCAGGATGGTTATTTATTACAAATTTACTCTGAATCAAAAAGAATTAAAAGTATCTTAGTTGACCTTTTTGTGAACAATTTAGATATCAATACTAACTTACCTATGTGGGTTAGAAATACTTGTAAATATGGCGATAACTTTGTTTACCTTAAATTAGACACTGAAAAAGGTGTTACAGGTTGTATTCAATTACCTAATATTGAGATCGAAAGATTAGAAAGAGGTATGGAATCAAGGACTGTAAACGCAACCCCAAACCCAAATGATAAAGGGTTGAGATTCCATTGGAAAGTAAAAGATATGGAATTCAATACTTGGGAGATTGCCCACTTTAGATTACTTGGTGATGACAGAAAATTACCTTATGGTACATCAATGTTAGAAAAGGCTCGTCGTATTTGGAAACAATTGATCTTAGCGGAAGATGCGATGTTAATCTATAGAACATCAAGAGCACCTGAAAGACGTGTATTTAAGGTATTCGTTGGTAACATGGATGATAAAGATGTGGAAGCGTACGTACAACGTGTCGCAAATAAATTCAAAAGAGAACAAGTTGTAGATAGTAAAACAGGTAATGTGGATTTACGTTTCAATCAGATGGCGGTAGATCAGGATTACTTTGTTCCTGTTAGGGATCCAGCACAAACAATGCCTATTGAGACATTGGCGGGAGCTCAAAACTTATCGGAGATTGCCGATATTGAGTACATCCAAAAGAAATTATTAACCGCACTAAGAATTCCAAAAGCGTATTTAGGGTTTGAGGAAGTTGTTGGTGATGGTAAAAATCTATCTTTATTGGATATTAGATTTGCAAGAACAATCAATAAAATACAAAAGGCAATTATTGCCGAATTAAATAAAATTGCAATTATTCACTTATTCTTATTAGGGTTTGAGGATGAATTACACAACTTTACATTAGGTTTAACAAACCCATCTAAACAGGCGGATCTATTAATGATTGACGTTTGGAAAGAAAAAGTGACGTTGTATAAAGACATGGTTGGTGAGATTCCAAAATCAATTCAACCTACATCGGCCACTTGGGCTAAGAAACATATCTTTGGTTTCTCTGATGAAGAGATTAAACTTGAGGTACAACAAATAAGATTGGAAAGAGCGGTATCTGCCGAGTTAGATAACACCGCAACTATAATTACCCATACAGGATTATTTGATAATGTTGACAAACTTTATCATACATCAACAGGTACAACACAAACTCCACCTGGAGGAGCACCACCTGCACCAGGTGCCGCACCTGAGGCGGGAGGAGGTGAAATGCCACCACCACCACCTGATGCGGGAGGTGAAATGCCTGTAGGTGAATCAAAAAAAGATAACTTAAATATACTATTAGAAAATGACAATATAACAGGTGATACGTATATTGATTTATCAAAAGGTAGGAATTCTTTGGGTTCCATGGAAGAACAACTAAACAAATTACTAAATGATTGATATTTATAATAAAAAAAACTATGAAATTTGGTATATTAAAATCGAAAATTGAGAATTGTTTAGTCGAGTCTTATAAAAAAGACACACTAAAAAGAGATATGTTTGTTTTCGAGGAACTCGTATTAAAAAACAAATCTTTAAGTACTCTTTATTTTCTATATGATGAACTTAGTAAAAACAAAGGTTTAAACGAATCCATTGTAAACGAATATATTAACGAAAGTATTGTATTGTTTGAAAATACAATCTCTAAAATTAACACAAATGATGTAAAAGACGTTAATCAGTGGATCGGACATATAGTATCTGAAAATAGATACCAAGATATTGACAATTTATTCTCTAATAATGCTTCCACAATAGAAGAAAAATTAAAGAGCAAAAAAACAATTTCGGAAAATCTTAAAAAGGATCCAACTAAAGTAAAAGAAGTTATTGAGGTACCATTAAAATCTATGGTTGAGGTGGCAAACAAAACAATTAAAACATATCTTAATGATTTAACTGAGAGTGAGAAAAAACAACTTAATACTTTATTAAGTACTCCTGACGATAAGTTAAATAAAAAATATGAATTTCTTAAAGAGGATGTAATTGAAAAGTTAGAGACTTTATTAACAGAAAGTGAGGATTCTGAAACTAATCAAAAAATTAACGAAACAATCGAAAAACTACAAACAGAAAATTACGACAAATTAAACTACTTCAAATTGAGACAATTAAACGAAAACATTTAATTGTTAGTAATTTGTTTTTGTCTGTAAATAGCTTTATTTAAAATCTGTCTCTCAAGGACAGATTTTTTTGTATATTCTTTTCTGTTGTTAAGATGTGTATTCTGTCTTGTTTTTATAATTTTACTTTTTAATTCTTTAAGGGCCTTCTCAATCCCCCCATTTTTGTTAACTTTTACAATCAGCATATTTTTTTGTTAGTTGTTTATCTATTTGATATATACCATAAAAATAGTTATTATTATCTAAAATAAACATTATCAGTATGAAAAAAATTTATGAAAAAAGGCAAAACCGAAAAAATCAATGGCTTTAGAACATCTAAAATAGTCTATGGGACGGTAGATTCAAAAGAGTTTAAATCTCTTTACCTAAACATCCAAACTTGGGTTGAACCAAAAAAAGACTCTGAAAATTGGACAAGAGTTGTCCTCAATATGAGTCGATCAATTAAACATACGGTCTTTCACAAATTAGATAAGACAATGTTTGACGATAAATTTATAGTAGACTTAGATCTTAGAACAAGCGGTCTACACCTTAAAAAGAAATCATTCATGAATTTAGAGATTAATCTATTCTTAAATGAACCAATCGATTTTAAATCTTTAAAATTAAAGAAAACACTCAAATTATTAGTAAAAGAAATTTATTCAGATGTATTAATTAGTAATCCCAACTTCAAATTTTATTTAACAAAAAATGGAAATTCTAAACCTATTAAGATAAAAACGGAAACGGCCTAATATTTATAACTAAAACTTATTATGGGTGAATATAAAATTTTAGGACCTAAAGATACGGGTAGAGGAATCCTTATTGAATACGATGCGGGATATATTAACCCAAAGGAAGGTCGTAATTACGAGATATTAAAAGAATCGGCAAATCATTTGGATCATTCAAAACCATTTGAATTTTATGCGGTTTTACAAAAATATAATACCCCTAACAGAAATGGTAGGGTATATCCTGAGAAGATCTTAAAGAGAGAGGCGGATAACTATAGAAAGATGATTGAGAAAGGAACCTCATTATCTGAATTAAACCACCCTGAGTCTTCTTTAATTGACTTGGATCGTGTATCACATATTATTACTGACATATGGTGGGATGGTCCTGTATTATTAGGTAAACTTAAATTGTTAACAAGTCCTGGTTTCCATGAAAGAGGGGTTGTATCTACTAAAGGAGATTTGGCCGCAAACTACTTACGACAGGGAGTTACTTTAGGTATATCATCTCGTGGTGTAGGATCTCTTAAAAAGGTTGGGGAACAAAATGAAGTACAAGATGATTTTGAACTTATTTGTTTTGACCTTGTATCGTCACCGTCAACACCGGGAGCATATCTTTTCCAAGATAAGAACGATAGAATGAAATATGAAGAGAACTTAGAAGAAGACAAAAAAATATCGGTAGATCGCCATGTTGGTGAAAGTGGTAACAAATCACTTGACTTAATGAAAAGATTAACCGATTATTTAGATAAATAAAAAAAAACTATGGAACAAGGAGAAAAGTATTTTGTGGCTAAAATCACATCTGATTTATTAGATACTGAATCAGGAAAAGTAAAAAAAACAAGAGAAGAAAAATTGGTCTTGGGATATACCCCAACTGATGTTGAAGCTAAAGTGACTAAAGTATATGAACACTATACGATGGATTGGAGAATCACATCAATCACTGAAAGTAAAATTGATGAAGTGATCGATTAATCATTATTTAAATTAAATTTTAAGATGGGAATAACATTAGTTATTTCCATTTTTTTTTGCCTTAAAGTCATAAAAACTGAATTTTTTTAATTTACACACTATTTATATTGTAAAACAAACTATAGATGAACAAAAAATCAGTTGTTGAAGATACTTTATTCCAAATCAAGCATTTGGAAGAAGCTCTTAAAGAAAATGCAAAAGGAATACTTTCTTCTACCATGAAGGATGAAATCAGCTCATTAGTAAAAGAATCTCTTAGAGAACAAGAAGAGATTGATGTTGAAGACGAAGAAGAGGTTGTTGAACCTGAAGGTCAAGAAGATGATGTCGAAGATGTAGACTTAGGTGCTGAACCTATGGATATGGAAGATGACATGGAAGATGACGACATGGAAGACATGGACATGGGTATGGAAGACGATGAGGATGCAATTGACATGACTGGGGCAGATATGTCAGATGTAATCAAAGTTTTCAAATCTATGGATGACGAAGATGGAGTTATCGTAAAGAAAGATGCGAACAATAACATTACATTATCAGATACTGAAACAGGAGCTGATTATTTTATCCAACTTTCTGAACAATACGAAGAAGAAGAACTTGATGAAGAAGATGATTTAACATTAGACGAAACTTTGTATGAAATTGAAATGGACGATTTTGAAATGTCATATGATGACATGGAAGATGACGACATGGGTATGGGTATGGAAGACGATGAAGAAATGGATTTTGAAGAAAAACCAAGACGTATGAGTCGTAGACACCATGAAATGGACGAAACTCCAATGTATGAAACTGAAACTGACGAAGTTCTTTATGAAATCGAAATGGATGAAGAAGACATGGATGAAGAAGACATGGATCATGTAATGGAATCAAAATTTAAAGCTAAAGGAATGGGAATGGGATCACCTAAATTTAAGTACGGACAAACTATGGATTATAAAACTACCAAACAAAAAGAAGGTAAGAAAATGATCAATACAGGAAGTGCTAAAAAATTCACATATAAAGATGGTGAAAATTTAGACGGTGAATTCAGACCAATCAAAAAGAGAGAAACTAAAGAAGCTTCACGTACATTAGGTGCGGGAACACGATTTGGTAGAAAAGGTTTACCAAAACCAAAAGCGGCTCCTCAACACATTAGTGAAACTGAAGTAGAATTACTTAAGTCTAAAAATGAAGAGTACAGAAAGGCTTTGAATCTTTTCAGAACTAAATTAAATGAAGTGGCGGTTTTCAACTCTAACTTGGCTTACGCAACTAGACTGTTTACAGAACATTCAACAACAAAACAAGAAAAAATAAATATACTTAGACGATTCGACAATGTTGAAACACTTAAAGAATCTAAAAGTCTTTACAAATCATTAAAGGATGAATTCTCATCTGAAACAACTAAGGAATCTTCACTTAACGAATCATTCGAAAAAGCGGTAACTAAAACTCCTGTATCAGGATCAGCCGTTAATTTGATTGAATCTAAGACTTATGAAAATCCTCAGTTTTTGAGAATGAAAGATTTAATGGGAAAAATAAAATAAACTAAAAAAAAATAAAAACCAAAAAAATGGGAGCATTATTAGAATCAGGTCTTGTTGGTAATATCGGGTTAAAACACCTTAAAGTTATCAAAGAAGATACTATTAACAAATGGGATAAATTAGGATTCCTTGAAGGCCTTAAAGGTCACCTAAAAGAAAACGTAGCACAGTTGTATGAAAACCAAGCTTCTTTCTTGATTAACGAAGCAACTTCTGAAGGTTCTAACGGAGCATTCGAAACAGTTGTTTTCCCAATCGTAAGAAGAGTTTTCTCTAAATTATTGGCTAACGAAATCGTTTCTGTACAAGCAATGAACTTACCAATTGGTAAATTGTTCTTCTTTGTACCTCGTATCCAAGGATACACAAGTGGGTCTGACGCAAATGGTGGACAACACTTCGGACCAATCGGATCACCTAACGGACCAACTGCAGATGAAAACGCAGGATATCCAGGTGGAACAACAGGTAACCCTTACGCTAAAAACCTTTATGATTTATTCTACGAAGGTTCAGAAGCTGAGTTAGATCCTGCTGGATTGTTTGATTACTCTAAAGGTGAGTGGACTGCAGTTACTGCGGACACAACTGTACAAGTTTGGAACGGTAGTGTTTTAGACAATGCAGGTAACAATAACCCATTGTACACTGCGGCGACAGGAGTAAGAAAAGTTATTATCAAAATGTGTGATTTTAACAGAGCTGGTGAAGGTAAATTAATCGGACCTGACGGTAACGAAATTGATACTGAATCTTTCTTATCTGACCTTAAAATCATTAAAGATTCAGGTTTAACTGTTTCTGAAGGTTCACCTTGTACTGTAGGTAACGGTCCATTATTATTTAGAGTTGTAACACAAATCTACGGTAAAGGAATTGTTAAATATGGTCAACAACAACAAACAAATTTCCCAGGTGCAACTAATGGAACTCCAGGTGGAAACGGTGGTTCTTACTATGATATCTGTGACCAAGAAGGTTGTATCTATTTAGAAGTTGATTTATCTTGTCCTGTATGTGCTACTTGTGGTACTACATTAGATGGATACACAGGAACAACTTTAACTCAAATACTTTCAGGTTCTTCATTTACTGCGGTTTACAGAAGATATAAAAACTTAGAGTTTGAAGATAAAATTGGTGAGGTTTCTTTCGATTTAGAATCAGTAACTGTTTCTGTAACTGAAAGAAAATTAAGAGCACAATGGTCTCCTGAGTTAGCTCAAGACGTTGCGGCATTCCATAACATCGACGCTGAGGCTGAGTTAACTGCATTGTTATCTGAGCAAGTTGCAGCTGAGATTGACCGTGAGATCTTACGTGACTTGAGAAAAGGAGCGGCTTGGAACTTACGTTGGGATTACAACGGATGGAGAAGATTGTCTTTAACAACATCTTATACTCAAAAAGATTGGAATCAAACTTTGATTACTGCGATTAACCAATTGTCAGCACAAATTCACAAATCAACATTGAGAGGTGGAGCTAACTGGATCGTTGTTTCTTCTGAGATTTCTGCAATCTTTGATGACTTAGAATACTTCCACGTATCTAATGCGTCTCCTGAGCAAGATCAGTATAACATGGGTATTGAAAGAGTTGGTACTCTTGCAGGACGTTACCAAGTATTCCGTGATCCTTACTTCCCAGCTAACACAGTGTTAGTAGGACATAAAGGAACATCATTGTTGGATACAGGTTACATCTACGCACCGTATGTACCGTTACAATTGACACCTACAATGTATAACCCATTCAACTTTACACCTATCAAAGGTATAATGACGAGATACGCTAAGAAAATGGTTAATAACCGTTTCTACGGACGTATCACGGTTGATGGAGTTAGAACATTTGACTTGAGAGAATTGAGATAATCAATTAATACCGAATAAGAGAAAGGAGACAAGAAATTGTCTCCTTTTTTTGTTTTTGCTAATTTATAGTACCATTATATTCAACCATTTAAGTTAATAGTTGATTATAAATTTTTTCGTAAGTATTTATTAATTAAATGATCACCTATGAAAAATTCACTATTTATTTTTTTTATAATACTAACAAGTTTTTTTGTTAGATCTCAAGTTAAATTTTACACTTTTAGTGAAACCACAGGAACCTATAGTTCAATAGTTGGGGGAACACAATTAGTTACGACTACAGGGGGAATAACTACTTATGATACTGATGGTAGTTATTTTACATTACCATTAGGTTCGCAATTTATTTTTAACGGATTTACCATTACTTCAGTTAATATGACGGCAGATGGTTCATTATATTTAAACCCTGCAACAACAACAACGGGTAACGGAACCACAGGGTCAATAGTATCGGCCGCAGGTGCTTCAGGAATAATTTGTGGAATGAATATGGATTTAAGAAGTACCGCATTAACATCTCAAGTATATGAAAGAAGATGGCAGGATGTAGGGACTGAAGTAGTGTTCCAATGGCAAAACGCCGCACGATACTTACAAAGTTCTGTAGAAAGATTTTCATTTCAAATAAGAGTAACTAAGTTAACAGGGGTTGTTAAAGTTGTATATGGTAACATGACAACAATCGCCAATAGTTTAGGCTATGTACCTACTGTTGGTTTAAGAGGAACTGTTAATACAGATTTTAATAATAGAAGATTGACAGGTGCAATTCCTGACGCAACACCAAATTGGGGGGCTCCAAACGGTACAACCGCAGGAACATCTAACGCTAATACCGTTAGATTTACATCTAACGGAAGTTGTTTTCCTTCATCAGGTTTAACCTTTATATGGACACCACCTGCAGTACCTTCTAATGATGCCTGTTCTAACGCCACTGTCTTATCATTACAGTGTCCTGGTTCATCCACAGGAACCGCAGGGACTACAATAGGATCAATTACTACAGATGGTTTACCCAACCCATCCTGTGATGCAACAGGAACAATGAGAGACGTTTGGTATTATTTTACAACAGGTAATAACACTGAAGTTAATTTATATGCGACTTTAGGGACTGCAACTTGGATTGGAGTAGAAATATATACAACGTGCGGGACTTTAGCGACAGGATTAAATACTAATTGTGATTTTAATATTATTTCACCAAACCCAACAAATATTACAGGGTTATCAATGAACACAACGTATAGATTAAGAATTTTTACAAATGTTACATATGATACTCCAGGAACATTTACAATATATCTTAATACTGTAAATAACACATCTACGTTATCATCTTCTGCAGGTACAGATAATCAAACTTTATGTCAAAATACCCCAATAACTAATATTACTTATAACACTAAAGGCGCAACAAGTTCTACTTTTTCAAGTTTACCTACAGGAGTATCAGGAAGTTGGGGTGGTAATGTCGTATCAATTACTGGAACACCTTCAGTTTCGGGAACATTTAATTATGTTGTAACTCTTACAGGTGGTTGTGGTACAGTTACGTCAAATGGTACTATAACAGTCAATCCTACGGTTGCAACTATTTCATCAATCACAGGAAATTTAAATATAATTGCGGGAACGACAGAAAATTATTCAATACCCTCAGATCCAAACGCAACCACATATCAATGGGATTATAGAGAAAGTAGTACATCAAGTTGGGTTACAAATGTGTCAATCACAAATAATGTTAGTATTAATTGGCCAACAACAACTACTGATGGGGAAGTATTAGTGACAGTCTCAAACAGTTGTAATAATGTTAATAAAAATTTACTTATAACAGTTGATGGAGTTTTACCTGTTGAACTATTATATTTTGAAGGTAACCCTTTATCAAATACAAATTATCTATATTGGTCAACCGCCTCAGAACATAACTCAGACTATTTTAAAATTGAAGTGAGTATTGATGGAGAGGTGTGGAAGAGTGTTGGTTTAAAATCAGCATCCGGTAATAGTAACACTAAAATAGACTATAATTATTTAGATGCTTTTGATGACTTTGTAATACATTACTATAGATTACGACAAGTAGATTACGATGGTGAATATAAAATATACGGACCTATTGCATTAGATAATACAATATCGGTTAAGAAAATAGTAAAATACGTAAATTTATTTGGTCAAGAAGTACATTCAGACACAAAAGGATTTATTTTTGAGGTGTATGAAGACGGGACAAATAGAAGAATAATTAGATAATTTATTTTATAATATCTTCTTGTTTTGTTAAGACTCTAATAGCCTTTGATATTACTTCAGATTCACCAATGGTGAATGCACCACGTTTATGAGATGCTTTAACTGACTCAACTAAATAATATAATGCGTGATCCTTATTCATAGCCATAAGGATTGCGTCCAAGTGTTCTTCACTTAGTAAATTGATGGTACCAAATAGGTTACCAAATAATTCATTTTCTTGTTCTCCCATTTTATATTGTGTTGATATTTATAATAGTAGACAAATTATGGATTTAAATCAATTAATAAAGAAAGTTTTATCTGAAGCAACTTCAGATGGTGGTGGTAGAGGTTCATATGTTGCACCATTACAATTAGGTGTTAGGAAATTTAAAACTTCCCAAAACGGACCATTTACTATACCCGTTTCAAAATACGATAGTCCTATGTTAGAATTTGATAGTTATGATGGATCGATGGATGAAACAAAAAAACAAATAAAGAAAATAGAATCTAAAGCAAAAAAAACCACTAATTACATTAAAAAACACCCTGAATCTACATTTTCTGATGATGACGGGAATAATATAAATCCAACTCCAGGTAAAAATAAAAAAATTGTACCTGTAAATGAATGGGTTGAAATAACTGAGGCAAGTACAAGTGTAACCGCTGGTGAATATAATGGACCAATTGAGATTGGTTTAAAAAAATGGAGTAAAAGTGAATTAGGTCCTTTTTATGAATTTTTAGATCATAAAATAAACGACATTGCAATTAAAAAAAGTTTAAAAAATAATCTAAAAAGAATTGTTGGTGTTTGGGAAAAAGGTAAAAACGGGACACATGATGTTAAAACACATGACGCTCACACAATAAATGAAGATTTAGGTGTTTGGTTTGGAACAAAGAAGAAACCAAAAGGATCCACACAACCAAAGGGACCTTGGGTGAACATTTGTAAGAAAGTTGATGGTAAGCATCCACCTTGTGGGAGACCCGACGCCACAGACAAGGCATATCCAAAATGTAGGGCGGCAGGAGTTGCAGGAAAAATGTCGGATAGTCAAAAAAAATCAGCTTGTCAACAAAAGAGAAATGCAGAAAAAAAAGACACTCAAACAGGTAAAGGTCAGAAACCAATAATGACATCATATAAAACAAAAAAGGAATCCGTAGATTCCTTAGTTGGTAAAATTTTAATCGAGATTAGAAACTCTTTCTAATATGTTGTGTAGAGAGTTAGTAATTTGCGAATTAATCTCACTTTCATAACTAAGTCGTCTTTTGTCGGTTTCAGTGTCAAATATGTATGTCAGACGTTGCCAATCTCTTTCAGTAAATTTAACGTTGTAGTTGTATACGTGATTCGTAATCTCTACTCTACGTTCTGTCATTGTAATAAAGATTCCCATCTTATCATTTTTAAGATAACGTTTATCCGACATTGGGGCAATCATAAATTCAGTATCAGAGTGATGTATTATTTTGAGACAAATTTTAAAACAAGTCTTTTCATACGTTGGTCCTTCTTCCTGATATGTAGGTATAATCCTTGAAGAATTTTTTGACCAAATGTACAATTTAAGTTTTAATCTACTAAAAAATCTTTTTATTTTTTTTTTCATATTTCCATAATGTTTGTATCTACAAATATACAGAAATTAAACTAATAAAAAAAATATTTTTAAAAAAAAATTAACAATATGGTGAAGAACATCTTTTCTTACCGTCTAAACCAGGTTTTGTTCCTTTACATACTTGTACCGCATAACCATTAGCATAAGCACTTGGGTACACGTCAAATTTAGATTTTGCCGCAGATTTACCACGAGCACAAAGTTTAGTTCCTGTTTTTTTTCTACCTTCAGACATCATCATATCTTTGTCGTCAATATTCATTGATAACTCCATACCGTCTTTTTTGGTTTCATTCATAAGGAAATCAAATACTTGATCCATATTATTCTTTGCTTCCGATATATGATCTTGAGCCCAATCGTGACCATTCTCAAGAATTTCCTCAACCATAGATTCATCTAAATCTAATAATAGATCACATTGTCTTCTCATTTGTTCTAAATTTGAGAAGAACATATAACGACCACCTCTTTGTTCATTAAGAACTTTTTTTACCAAATTGGTAATGTCCGTTTCATTTAATCTTATTACTCTTTTCATATTATTACGAGTTTAATCCGTTAGGTCCTCCAAGAACAACCATATTTAATTGAGTTACGGGAGTACCATAACCGTCAGTATAAACAGGGTGAGGAGGTTGTATATTGTAAACTGTAACTACTGATCCATCAAAACAAACTTCACATACTTCATATTCCGTTCCAGCACTTCTTGGTGGTTCGGGACAATCACAATCAGTAAAAGGTCCTTGCGGATTAAAAGTATATGGGTAAAAACCTGGTGATATACCCACAACCTCAAAACAAAAACACCCTTCAAATATGAGTGGATCATTTGAGCATAATTTATAAAATTGACCTAAAGCAAATTCTGAAAATTCAATACTACTTACAGGTCCTCCAGTTGGTATTGTACAACCTGATACAAGAAAAGAAAATTGATTATCTTGTAAACAAGTTAAACAGTCTGTATACTCAACCGCACTGTTTATTCTATCAATGAATGGATCTATGGACTCACCTGTTACATTATAACACATTGGGGTTGAATCACCCGTAAATGTGAAATAATAAGTTGAACCAGTATTTATTGTGGTTTCGCCAGCTTCAACAACATATGATGTAACACCATCACAACTTGTTATTATATAATTTGCCATTCTATTTAATTTTTAATTTTTATTTTTATTTTTATTTTTTATTAACGATTTGAAACTTAATCTGTCTTTTATAAGTATTTACTTCACCACTAGAAATAACTTTTAAATCTATATAATATTCATTTGGTATTTTATCCCTTGTATCGAATATAAAATAGTACTCATTTGGTGTTCTATTTAATTTTGTCCAATCCTGAACTTGAACTTCAGTTTGACCTTCTCTAACATACACTCTATAATAACCCTCAACTTTAGGTAAAAGTTTATTCGTTGTGTATGCTTTTTTAATTATAACACCTACTTTTCTGATATCGGTATTTAATATTTTCTCATCTTGTTTAATACCATAATAATCAAAACCATAAATTGCGGGATCATTCG